ATCTAAAAAAAATGTAATTGGAGTGTGCGAAGCTTTCGCAATTTTTAAAATTTGTCTACGCAAATAATTTGCCGGGTTTTCTATTTTTAATAGCCCGCATTTAGTAAAAAATCACGCGCTTTGTTTTTTATTTTCATATAATCTCTTACCGGTAAATTTCTGATATCGTAATGTGATACGTTTGCCGCTCTCGCCGCTAACATTCCCTGGAACAAAGAAGATACTTCTGGACTGATAATATACTTGCTTTGCGCTGTTAACTCTTCTTCAATCGCTTCTATGTCGCTTCCTGTTAAATTGTTAAAATAAAATGTTAACGTTTTATATTTTTTATCTCCGAGTGTCTGCTCCTCTGAAAAATGATGTGTGTAGTTTCCTTGTGTTTCTACAACTTCGACTACATCCTTTTCATTTTCGTCTGTCTCTACAACTACTTTTGTATTGTTTTTTGTTTCGCTCATTTCTGTTTCCCTCCGCTTTGTTTGTATTTCTTGCTGGCGGTTCCCCGCCAGCTTGTTACTTTTTATTTGCCTAACGCTTTTCTTACGTCTGCAAGATAGTCTTTCCCGTTTATAACGCATTTGTTATTTAACGGGTCGATCTCTGTTACCTTTTCGTTGTTGATATATGTCGCCAAATACGCTGTTGAGTAGTCCCCGCTTACATCTGCTTCGGATGCTGCTGACAGTTTTCCCATAGCTGTTTTCTTTGGTTTTACTTTCAAAACATGTCGCACGGCTACGATTCCAACATCTCCAGTTCCGGAATCTGTCTGTTGCTGCGCTACTCGTAAATCAATGTTATGAATGCGCGGTTCAAGTAATTTAACCGCTGCTTTTGTATAAGTCCTAAAATTTAACGTTGTTGTCATTGCGGATGTATACCCGGCGATAATTTCGTCAATTTCTCCGGCGATCCCGCTTCCAGAAAGTGTTTCGCTCATATACTCAACATCTGGAAGTGTTGCTTCTGTCATTCCTAAAAATTCAGTTGCGTCTTCGTACGCTGCAAAGTTTACAACAAGTGTATCAATCTTACTCATTCTCTTTTCTACCTCCTGCCTACGCTTCTAATGCTGCGCTTAAATAAGACACGTCATATTCAAGCGTGAATTCCATTTCCTGTAATGGGCTTGGTGGTGTTAAATAGATATGAAACTTTGCTTTTCCTGCCATTAGTGCAGTCAAGGAGTTTTCATCATCTCTAAATTCCACTCTTCCGCCTAAAATCTTTTCTTCTGTTGTTAAACCGTTTAACCAATCGTTTACACCCTGTAAGATCGCATCGATTAACCTTCTTGTCATTCTACGGTCTAGCGAATTCCAGTACGTTAACGTTACTGTTTTAGCTACCCATTTAAACATTCTTGAAATGCAATAAAAATAATCTACTGGATCGCTACTCTGTGGAAATGCTGCTGTATAATTTCCCCAACTTACGAAACCGTTGTAAAAATTAATTGCTGTAATAACTCCGTTGTCATTTAAATAATTGGCTTGCTGTAAATCAAGCAAAACTTCTTCCCCGGATGCTAATACTGCGCTATCTGCCTGTAACGGTTTGTTAGAAGCTGATTCGCAAGGCGAACCGTCCCCGTAATCTTCGTCTGTATCTACTGCTGAAATCAACGCCGCGAGCTGTGTGCTGTGGTTGAAAATTCGATCTCCTAGTTTTAATTTAGGGAAGCAAACCAATTCGTTTGGTTTTGTTAAATTCTTCTTTTTCTTCCACTCTGGTACGTTTGCGTAGTATGTCACTCCGCTTGTTGTTGTATCTACGTCAATAATTGCGTCGGCGTCAAAAACGCCGTTGATGTTTTCCGCTTTGGCTGCCATGATCGCTGCAACTTCTGGATCATGTGTCCAATTTGGACACAAAATCAGATCTGGAACGATCGTGAATTTTGGAAATACGGAATCGATCAGCTCAAATCCTGTTGCTTTGTGTGTCGATGTATCCAACCCTCCGATAATATCTTTTTTTGTTACCTTGCTAGGATCTACTTCTGTATGCTTCACGGATACTTTCCCCGTTGTGTCTGCTAGGAATTCAATCACGCATCCTTCTTCTGTGTAGAATGTATCGTAATCTTCCCCCTTTGTTTTTCCTGTAATCTCGATCGAATCCTTAATCGTTTCGATTGGCAGAACAATCTGGTTATCTGCTACATTTTCTTCTGTTGTTTTTGCTTCTCCTTTGTGTTTTGCCGGATCTAATACGTTAACTACAACGATTGGGGAAATTTCATACAACTGAAAAGCTGTGTAAATTTCTTCACATAAACTATATTTTCCCCAGTCGTCGCTATACCCTAACTGTTCGGCTGCTTCGCTATAATTCTGCAGCATAATTGGTTCGTTTACTTTCCCGTTTACTGTATGTACCGGGGCAGTCCCTACAACAAAGTGAATCCCTGTTTCTACCTCAGTCGGGGTCGAAACGCTTGTCGCTACTTTATTCGTATGAATTCCGTGTGTGATTGCCATTCGTTCTATTCCTCCTTATCCGCTGTAGATGCAATGTCGTTGTAATATTTGTTATAAATATTTCCCGCTGTTTTTACTTTCTGTTTTTTCTCTGCCAGATCTGTAACTTCTACAAGCATTTTTTCAACCAGTGGATTTTCTTCTAAAACTTCTTTGATCTCATTTTTAATTGCTTCTTCTGTTCCTAAAAAAATTTGATTACATTTTAGTTTTCCGCCTGGTAGTGTTGGACCGATATAAACAAGTTGTTTTTCTTCCTGTTCCTGGATTTGCTTCGCCTGCTGTTTCTTATTTTCCTCTGCCATTTTTACCTCCTACTTCTTCTTTTTCTTCTTTTTCGTTGTTTTCTTTTTCTTCTTTGTGGTTACTTTTTTCTTTTTTGTTGTCGTGTTTAATACATTGTTCACGCTGCTTAAATAATCTGTTCCGTTTATCTTGCAAATACAATTAAACGGATCAATTTCTGTTACTTTTTCATTGTTGATATATAACGCATAGTATGTCACAGCATACTCTCCGCTCACGTCTGCCTTTGTTGCGCTTTCTATTTTGCCCAGGGATAACTTCTTCGGTTTTACTTTTAAAATGTATTTTACAGCTGCCACGCTATTATTTCCGTTTGTGTCAATTTGTTGTTGCGCTACTCGTAAATCAATCGTATGCACATACGGTTGCAAAAGCTTCACTGCTGCCGCTGTAACCGTTCTAAAGCTAAACGTTACAGTCATTGCCAACATGCGTCCGATCATAATTTCTTCAACCTCGCCAATGATTCCTGCGCCCGTTATTTTCTCAGTCGAAAATGACAGATCTGGCATTTTTACCTCTGTTATTCCTATGTATTCCGTTCCACCTTCATATACTGCATAGTCGATCGTTGTTGTGTCTCTTTTTTTTGTTTTTAATTGTATTGTTGCACTTTCTTTGACTACTGTATTTTTTACCGGCGTAGTTGTCTTTTTTGTCGTAGTCTTTTTCTTTTTAACAACTTTTTTCTTTGGTTTTTTTGTCGCTTTTTTGACTTTTTTCGGATTCTTTTTTACCGTATATTTCTTTTTCTTCTTTGCCATCGTGCCGCCTTACTGCCAATACTGTTCAACTTCTCGTTTGATCGTTGGCATACTCCAATTTGTAACCATTTCCCCGATATAATACGGGTACGGGCTATCTGGATAAATAATATACTCTAATGGCTTTTGTAGCGTAAATTTTCCACCAATGATCCCGACTTTTTCCAGCTCGCTACGAACTCTTAAGATTAAATTAAGCACATCATATGATCCTTGTCCGCCGTCTTCTGAATACGTCGCAAATACCATTCGTATTTTACACGTACTTTTTTCCGGCTCGTTCTTTTCCTGGTCGTCTGAACCGTTCAAAACTTGCAACAAGATATAAGGGATCTTCTGTGTTTTGTCCTTTTCTCTCGGCAATTGCATTTTATAAATGTATGCCGCTCGTTCTTTGTTGTCTTCTTCTCCTGGTGCTGTACGCACTTGTAAGATAATGTCTTTTGTTTTTTCTTTTACAAATTCTTCGAGACATTCCAGCAATACAATCGGTGTCATATTTATCCTCCATATCCGTTTAACAATCTGTCAATCTCATGCTCTATTCGCTTATTCACTGTTTCTTGTGCGTCTTTTTCTACGTCTTTTATAACCTTGTCGTTTCCGATCATCTGCGCCGCAGATAATCCCATCAATTCTTCGATTGGAAACCGTTTTGACGTTTCTCGTTCAAATACTCCGGTGTGTCCGCTTTGCATATCTGCAATAAAGGCATGTTCAAACGCTGTCCCGCTGCCTTTCATCACACTAGCTTTTACAAGTGTGTGCTGTTTTGGCACTGTCGGCGTTACCTTAAATTTGTATAACGGTATCTTTGCACCGGAAAAACTTACATATCCTGCAAGATCTCCGGCGCTTGTTGTTTTTACAGACATTTTTGTAGCTGCGTTTAGCGCTCCGGATTGTACTGTATATACTTTCCTTGCGTATTTGAAAGCACCTGTTTTAACCTTGGATAGTCCACGGTTGATCGCATTCGATAACGCCTTTTGCGCTCCTTTTGGCACTCCGGACAGTATCGCATTTACCTTTTCTACAGTTTCATTTGTTATCTGTATCATTCTTCATACCTCATAAGATTTAAGATTATTTCTCCATCTTCGTAATAACTTTTCACAATCTCATACCTTACCCATCCAGTTTCTTTTGTTCCAATTTCTATATCGCTTCCTTTTTCTGGTATTTCTCCCATTTCTTCAAGCGATACATACAAGATTGAATCAATTTCATTAATTCCTTGCGCCGGATCGTTCTTTTGTCTTGTAATTTCTTCTGCGCTTTCTAAGATCGCGGCAACTACTTTTCTGCTGCCCTGGTATGTAATTTCAATTTTTTCCGCCATTTCTTTTGCGTTGTGAAATATTTTCATATCATCCAACAACTGGCTTTTAAAATCCATACGTTACCACCTTTTCTATACAACTTCTCCAACATACCAACTGTCGATCTCGTGCGGCACTGCCAGCGGTGCGGATGATAAATTAAGGAATCTTCGAACTGGTCTGCGCTCTACATATGTATCTGGTACATATTTCTCCGCTACCGTTCTAAAATCTTTTGTCTTATCATCTACTAATGTAATAGCTCCGTAATACATCGAATAGTTTGCCGCTGTGCTTAATAGTCCCACTGCGTTATCTGGTACAAGTGGTTTTGTTGTTGGTGTGTTTGGATCTGTCCAATCATCCAAATACCATTCGTTGTATGTATAGATATCCATTCCTAAACCGTTAATTGATCCGATATATGTTGCGCCGTTTGGAAGTTCCTTTGGTTTAATTGTTGCTAAATTGTAGTTTCTTACATCTAGCAATTCTTTAACCTTCGGATGATTAATAAACGCGTCTTTTGCGTCGCTTCCCATAATTGCAACGTCGCAGTTTACAAATCCTTTTTTCTGTACTTCTTTTCGCCATCTTTCAATGTCTTTAATCGGATCAGAATGTTCCTGGTCTGTCCATTTTTTCTGTCCTGCCAGTTTTTCTGTGTTTTCAAATCCAAAATCAAGCTGTTCGTTTACTCCGTCGCCGATCAACTCAATTTTTCCAGTAAATAGCGCTTGCGCACACATCAACTCTTCACGTCGCACAATCTGCCCTTCCAGCATGACAAAATCTTTTGCCATTTTTTGAACCGCTCGCTGTTCTGGTGTGATCTTCGATACTAGGCTTTCTCCTGGAAGTCGTTTTAAAATATCGTCTACTGTTGTAATTACCTCTGGCGCTACAAGTGGCGGTTTGTATGATTTGGTTTCATATCCCGTATTAGGTACAATTTTTCCACCAACTAATCGGCTCACGATTGGCGCTACCTTTCTATTACCTTTCACGTAATCTACATCCACTTTTTCTGTTGTGAAAATTTCTTCATTTCTAAAAAATGTGTCTCTTAAAAATGTTCTTTCCTGCGGTAATCTTTCCACAAGTCGCCCCATCGTTCGGGGATTATAAATACTAATTTCGTTTGCCATTGTCTCCTCCTGTTATCTATTTAAGAAAAATTGATAATTTTCTTAAAGCTTCTTTTGCTTCTTCTGCATCTACTCCAGCCGGAATATTGATCGCATCTTTGAAAAACTCCCCTGTCTGATAGTAAACAATTACTTCATCCGCTTCCGCTTCTTCTGCTGTAATTCCAATTACATTACTTACCGTTTCATTTGTTAATGCTTCAAGCTTCCCGTCGCTTCCTTTTGCTACTAGCGTATACGCCGGCATTGCTGCTTTGGCTGTTCCGCTTTCCTTTACGATCGGAAAAACTCCAGCAAGAACGTTTGTCATTGTACATTCTCTTTTCTCAATCGCTGCTTCTCTCATGCTTTGCTCCTTTTCCATTTGCTAATTTCTGCAATTCTTCTTTTTGCTATCTTGTAGTAATTTGTATCCATTTCAATTCCGATAAAACTTCTATTCGCTTTAATCGCTGCTACGCCAGTGCTTCCGCTACCCATACAGTTATCCATAATCACTTCTTTTTCTTTTGTATATGTTTTTATTAAATATTCAAGTAAATTAACTGGTTTCTGCGTTGGATGCTCTCGCTTTGTCTCTGTATTGAATTTAATTAGCTGTTTCGGATAATTTGTAAACTGCTGGATACTCTCATTCGCTTTTTCTTTGTAAATTTCTCCGCTTCTGTCTTTGGTGTTTACAATTAATCTATTTACTTTTTGCAATCCCTGTGGATAGTATCGAAAATCTTCTTTTTTCTTTTCGCTGTTGTACATTCTTTTCAGATCTTTATACGGCATTTGAAAAAATCCGGTTGTTTGTAGTTTTATATAATCGTCCTCTTTTGGCATCGAAAACTGTTCGCCTGTTGTAAAATAATGTTTTGCCATTTGTGATCCTAGCAATTCATCCAGTTCTTTTGTTTTCAAATTTGTCAGTTTCCTTTGTTCAATCATATAATTCCTTGTTTTTGAAAACTGTCCTTTATTATTTTTTGTTGTCAGCTTTCGAAAAATGTGAATTTCTTCTATACAACGCATCGGTTGTACCTTGCTAAATACCCCCCCTGTTGCATTATTCTTCTGCCAATACCACGTATGACTGTAATACTTTCCAAAAGTATTCATAACTACCGTGCTAAACGGTTGGATTGCAAATAATGCAATGATTCCGTTCGGTTTCACAATCCTTAAATACTGTTCTTTCAACTTTTCCATATCTAACAATTGTGTATCCCATTCACACCCTGTCACTTTATAAGGCAGATCGCACAAAATCATATCCACACCCTGGCTTTTTATGCTTTTCATTGCTTTTAAGCAATCTTCGTTAATTAATTCAATTTTCATTTTTAAAACTTCATTTCATCAATGATCGCATCGAATTTGTTTTTAGTTTCTTCTTCTCCGCTTCCGTGCTGCACGTTTTTTACTCCGCTTTCTTTCACGTCTTCTTCTCTTTCTGCCATGTAATTAGCTCCAACCTGTTTCTGTTTGTTAATAATCTTCATGGCTGTTTCTGCTGCTGTGATTGGTTTTTCAAACATTGCATTTTCTACAATGTCTTCAAATCCTGCAATTTCAAGATTTTTAATATCCTTAATCCTTGTTCTTTCTGCTTCTGCAGCTTCGTTTCTGATCTCTGTTACAAGCCCCGGATACTGTTTTTCTAAATCCTGTACTGTTTTAATCTCTGACATTTGCACTCCTTTCTTGTCTTCCGCTTTATTTTGTACTTTTTTCTTTCCTCTGTTCTTTGTTGTGCTTTTATTTTCAAAAACATTTCGCGGGATTGTTTTAAATCCTGTTATGTCGATCGGCACCGAATTGACAATCAACATTGATCCATTCTCTATGATCGTTTCTGCTTCTTCGAATAGTAGCTCATCACAAAAGCCTTCTTCTACGGCTTCTTCTCCGGTCCACCATGTTTCTTCCGACATAAGCGCGGAAACCTCTTCCTCGTCCCTTCCTGTTCGTTGTGTGTACGCATTTACAATTGATTGCTTCACGGTTTTTAACTGCTCCGCCATTTTTTCAAATTGCTCGGCTGTGTACGTGTTCCAAATCGTCATAGATGGATCGTGAATCATGAATATTCCGTTTTTTGCGATCTGGATTTTATCGCCTGCCATTGCGATAATTGTTGCGGCAGATGCTGCCCAGCCGTCAATTTTTACCGTAATTGTTGCTTTGTGATCTCTTAACCTTGTATAGATCGCGTTAGCTGCTAATACGTCACCGCCCCCGCTGTTGATCCTTACAACAATTTCTTCTACATCTCCCAGGGCGTCCAGTTCCTGGTTGAATTGCTTCGGCGTTACCCTGTCTTCCCACCAAGATTCCGCGCTTGCGATTGTTCCGTACAAGATCAGCTGCACGGGATCTTCTTCTGTTCCCGGTACAAAATTCCAGAATTTATTCGGTCTTTGTTCCTTTTGCGCTTGTCTCTGTTCCCTTTTTGGCAATTTCCCGAACCTCCTTCATTTTTTCTTCTTCTTTCTTTAACTGTTCTACATTTGCGTAAAAATCCCCGCCTGTCATTTCCATTGTTTCGTTCGCTCTTGTCGAGAACCCGTTTGAAACTCTTTTTTCTGCTGCGTTAACCTCTTTCACTGGATCTAACATTCCTTTTGCTGGTCCGTTCCATTCCGCTTTGCAATAGGCATAATGTATAAGCGGATCTGTAAAAAATCCAGGGGCTGATATTCTTCCTTTTGCTACCGCTTCAGATAACCATTCTTCATAGACCGGCTGACAAAAATCCCTTGCTAACCAGTCGCGATATGTTCGGAACATCTTCCACGCTTCTTCTAACGCTCCGCGGGATGCTGTAAAACTGCTATTAAATCTTTTCATCAGCACTTCATATGGAATTTCTAACGCTGCGCCTATTTGCTGGCAGATTGCTTCAACGAATCCGCCGAAGTTGGCGTTTGGTCTTCCGGGGTTAATATCATGCGCCTTTTCTCCTGCTGCCAGATCAATTACCGCGCCGGCTCCAATTTCGATACTTCCTTCGTCTTCTTCATCAACTTGCTGGTCTTCTGGAATAATATTTCCGATCGCGTCGCCCTCCGAATTATCTTCTTTTTCGATAAATACAGTAAACATTCCGCTTATGACTGCTGCAACAAGTTCTGCGTCGGTATATCTCCCCAGCTGCTTAAGGCTTTCAATAACTGGCGCTAAAAATGGTGTGCCGCGCCGTTGATCGATTCTTTCACGGCTCATTAAGTGTAGTACGTTCTTTCTTCCCGTCTTGCTTCCGTACGCTTTTACTCGCGTCCATTTCATTTCCTTTTGTTCATATGACAATGGGTGCCTATTCGCTATATAGTACGCGATCACTTCCCCGTTTTGATCCACTTCAACGCCGTTTACTATGCTCCCGTCTAATTTATCGATATAATACGGGCTGCATAGCCTGTCGGCTTCTACAAGCTGAATTCTTGTATCGTATGGTTGATTCTTTCGCTTACTGGTTGGAAGGAGTGCCAAACAATCTCCGGATTGTAACCAGTTACTAAAGGCAAGTTGTTGCAATTCGTAAAAATTGTCTAGTCGTGCCATGTCGCAATCGTTGTTCTCTGCCCACAACGCCCACTCTCTTTCAATCTGTTTTTCAAGCTTCTGCGCTTCCTCTGGTGTGATCCCCAGTATCTCTCTGTCGATTGTCGGCTTTAGTTTTAAACCACGTCCCACAACATTAGTTCGCATCGTTTTGACTGCTCCCGTTGCAAGTGGTACGCCCATGTATAGATCTCGTGATCTTTGCCGTAATACGTCAAGATTGTCTTCTATGTCTTCTCTTGCACTTCCTCCGCCAAATAGCCAACCTTTCATAGATTTTTTTGTTGTGCTGGCTCCGTGGTTTCCATATCCGCTGTTTAAGATTTGATTTTGCCTTCTGGCTGCTGCCCTTTTTAAACCCTTCTCCGGCGACACGGTTGTTACGATGCCGTCTATTGCTTTCGCTATGACATTCATCTTTCCTCCTTCCTGCGTACAGAAAACGCACCGCTCCGGGTGCTTTATTTATATTTTCTATATGTAATTTTACCTAAAAAAACGGGAAATATCGGGCAGACTTTTATAAGTCTCGCGGTACAAATCTTTTTACTCTGCTTCTTCCATTGTTTTTCTTTAAGTTCTCTAATATTGTGACTTTCTGCTGCCAATATTCGATCGCGTTTCTGATCTCTGTCAGATTTGCTTTTGTCAATGTCCTGCTGCCGATCGTATATGATTGTGCATTTGTTACCTGCATTTCTGCTTCTAGCCATGCATCTAAGTGCTTCTGTGCTGTTTCTAACGTGATTCCTGCCATTTATGCAATCCCTCCTGTTCGTCTTCGTCTTCTTTTTGCTGTTTTTTTCTGTTGTGGTTGTTCATCTTGTTTCTTTAGTGGCAAGCCTGTGATCTCAATCGCTGCGGATGCATAATTCCTACAATCAAGTGCTTCGTTTCTTTTATGCGCTTTCGCAAGTTCCCAGGTAAAATATGGTCTTCCTTTTTTGTAATGCAATACCTTTTTTTCAGACGTTAAGCCTTCGAAGTATTTTTTATCATACCCTGTCCCCGGATCACGTGGGAAATGACAGTATCCCGGTCCTTCTTCCTCAACCTTCAATCTTCCCATTAGCAGAGATTTTCCCGTATCTACTCCTAGTGTAAACAGATACGCTTTTTCGCGATTGTTTTTCGTTGGTTTCTGGATATATGCTGCCGTACTTTCGCTTCCGCCTTTGATTGCAAATATATTTCTACTAAAGCGTTGCTTACAAAACTTATACACCTTGTTCGTGTAGTGTCCTCCAGAATCCATACAAGTACACCTTATTTTCATTTTTATTCCGTCCTGCCTGGTAAACGTCTGATCTAAAAACAAATCAAGATCTTGCCACACTTCTTCCTGGTCTAAATTTCCGTACAAAACCGAATACTTAATCCCCCAACTCTCATGCTCTACACCCCAGCCGACAACCTCAACCTCAAAACGGTCGTCCTGTGTGTCTACGCCTGCCGTTAGATACATAACGCCTTGCGGAACTTCGCAATTATACATTTGACAACGTTTTATCAGATCATCTTCTTCCAGCTTTTCTCCTTCTTCTTCCCATGTCTCGCCCATTTCTGTATTGATCCAAACTTTCATAAGCTCCACATTTCCTTTTTTTCTTTCTTCATTGGCAAGTAAGAATTTTTCGACAACTTCCCGCCACGTCGTCATAGTAGATCCCAACGTATTTAAATGAAAACCTTTTACCGGATTTTCTGCATTTTCATGCACAAATTTTCCTTCTGTGAATTTTTCTTTCCACTCTACTTCACTTGCAATCGCTCCGCATTTCTCGCAAATATATTCAATTTTGTTTAAATTTTCTTTGTCAAATTTTACATTCGCCCACTTTAACGGTTGTAATTCTCCGCAATGCGGGCAAGGTACGTTCCATTCTCCTTTACTACTGTTTTCGTATTCTACCTCAATTCGCGACATTCCTTTGATTGTTGGCGTTGATATATCTATCTGTTTTTTATTCCAAAACGTTGTCTGTCGTTTCGATGCCAGCAATAACGGGTCTCCTTCTGATCCTGCGGATGCCGGGTATGCGTCGATCTCGTCGCATAGCAATATTCTGATTGGTCGTGATCTCAACCCAACCGGGCTGTTTGCTCCAACCATTGTTATGTGTCCGCCGGGAAAAACTTTTTGCTCGATCGTATTACCGCTCGAACGTGATCCGTCATTGATTCGTTCTGTCAGCACTGGCGTATCGCGGATCATTGGCGATAAACGCTCTTTTGAGAATCCTTCCGCCAGCTTAATTGTTGGCTGTATTACCATGATCGGTGCCGGTTCATAGTGTACATAATAGCCAATAGGATTCAATATCATAGCATCTGTTTTTCCAACCTGCGCCGCAGACATAACCACCACTTTTTTTATATTTATATTCGTGATCGCGTCCATGATCTCACGTTGATACGGGCATTTGTCTGTTCTCCATTTTCCCGGCTCTGCCGATGCTTCGGAAGATAATCGCCTGTATTTGTCCGCCCATTGCGACAACGTCAGATCTGGCGGCGGTTTTAATGTTCCAAAAATTTTTTTAAATAATCTATACGTTTTCTTCTCCATCTTCATTCTCTCCGAACGTTTCTTCATACGTTGCCAATTCGTCCAATGCTTCTTCTATTGCTCTCTTTAATATGCTAAAAATCTCGGTCTGATCTGTCTTTGATGCAATAACCGGACTTTGTTTTGCCGGGATCGCCATCATTTTAGTTTTAAATCGTATCAACATATCCGTCATAACTTGTTCGACTTCTTCCGCTTCGTGCAGCTCGTTTCGCCTGGTCCTCAATTCTACCTCTACACTCTCACGCTTCGCCCTCATAAGCTTTGCGCGTTCCTCGTTATAGTCCAGTGTTCCTTCCGTTTCCGGGTTCTTGTTCTGTATGTATGTGATATACTGCTGTGTTACGTCCTGCAATTTATACAATCCCGGCTTAAATTCTTTTATTATATTTTTGTCTCTTAGTTTTCTAACGTTTCTTTCTGTCATACCCAGCCACGCCGCGACCGCTTTTGCTGTATACAGTTTCATTTTTACCCCTTTCCATGTGTCCAAATTGGACACATTTTTTCTGAACCCCCTATCTGAATTTTTCCATGGAAATTCGGGAACTCGTTTTTTTATTTTGCCGAAAAACGGACTTTTGGGCGTCGTCGTACCCGCAGTCGGCGTTTTGTGCCGGAAGGACCCACTCGAACAAGGGTCAAACATCTGTTTGTTTTCGTGTTCGATGTGATCCGTGTCGGTGCATCATGCCTTCATCACTTTTATTTTTTCTTTCTCTCTGTCGCTCGACTGCTGCCGGGCGGGCGGCACGTCGTCCCTGTATGTGTGTCCTTACTCGTCTATGATCTCATACTCTTCCGGCTCTGGTTCTATGCTAACTTCTCCGGTCAGCTTCATGCGCTGCAGTTCGTTCTTCTTCTTATCCAGCTGTAACTTGAGTGCTTCCATCTCGTGTGCCTTCATCGTATCCAGTAACTTAATGATGCTTCTATGTACCCTTATTAGTTGTTCTTCTATCTTCTTCATACGTTCGAATGCTGAACTACTGTTGCGTATCTCTAGTGTTTGGTCGCCTTCCATTGTCGTAACGCTATCTATATACGTTTTATCTGGTTCTTTCTTTGTCTCTTCTATGATCTCGTCCAGCATCTTCTGCAGTCTGCTTTCCTTTACGATCAGTTTGCTATATTCCTCGTTGATCTTCTGCGCTATATCATAGTGCTTTGCGTTCTCGATCAGCGCTTCTTCTTCCCCCGTGATCCTGTCCAGGTCTACACGTGAGTATATACCGTGTTTCTCGGCGTTCTTATTCCCGTTTTTTGCTGGCGTTTTTCCAGCGGCGTTTTTGTTTCCTTTTTGTCCGCCTTTCTTTCGTGGCGCTATTGCAGTGTCCCACTTGTCTTCGCTCTTCCATTTTCGGATTCTCTGCGGCGTTACGCCTGCCAGTTCTGCCAGCTCTTTTGTTGTTAGCTTTCCTTTGCTCTGTATATATCTCTCTTTCGACTTGTCTCTTTCCGGGTGTCGTGGTCGTCCCATCTTCTCCCTCCTTTCGTTTGTTTCTCCATTTGCTGTCTGTTCTTTTTCTGTAAACGCAAAAATACTAGGTTCTAAAAAAATTCTTTTAAAACCTGGTATCATATGCTTTACTATTTATTTTAACAGTTAAAACGTGCAACTATGGGCAGTTTTATCTTGCTTCTTTTTCTATGTAGTTCATAATTGTTTCGTTGTTTTGAAACGCTTTTTTTAGGCTTTGCAGTGCCGTATTCCTTATATTTTTACACTGTCTTGTACTGTAATGATTTAGGTATGCTACTTTTGTCCATCGTAAATCATTTATGTACTTATCTATTAAGATCGCCTTTTGTTTATACGGTAATTGTGATACTTCCCTTAATATCTCAATCTTTAATCTTTTGTATTCTTCGGTACGTTCTGCGTACCGTCGTTGTTCTTCCTCTGATTCTTCCAGCTTTTCCGCTATGCTATTTAACGTTTTAATATTCCCGTCAATTTCACAATAGCTTTCTAAAACCTTCCTTACTTCTTCTACCTTTATTTTCTGCTCCATTATGCCCTCGCTTTTCTACTGCTGCCATCGCTCGCCGTTACGCTCCGCCTGCTTTAATTTGTTTAACTGCTTCTCTTATTGTCTTTTCTTCTACTCCCATATCTCCGGCAATTTCTTTTATTGTCCACTTTGCTTTTCTTAATGCCTTTACTTTGTCTAAATCTAGTAGTTTGTTATTCTTCCCGTAAAGCGGTTTCTTTTCTTCTGGTAAACAATAAACTGTATTTGCATCCGGTATTCTGTTTTCATAGGTCTTTATAAGATTGTTCATTGCTTCGATTGCTTCTTCTCTTTTCTTATACGTTGCAATGTCTTTTAATAAATTTCCTGTGTCTGCTACAATAACGTAATGTTTCTGCGGCTTTGTTCTTAGATCTATCATAATCCCTGTTAATTTCTCTAAGTTCCAAATCTTTCCCTTTGTTTGGCTTACAATCAGCATATATTCACTTCCTTAATACTTTCTTAAAAACCTGTTTAAAAAGTTCTTTTTCCAGTCCGTCCGTTTTGTTTCTTCACTTTTCGCTTCGATCTCTTTTTTAAGTGTCCCGTTTTCGGCTGTCAATGTCCCTATTTTGGCGCCTTCTGTCCCGCTTATTTTTTCCAATGTTTCACTAAACCTCCATGTTTCTTTATAATTTCCTCAACTTCTTCAACTGGCACAAATGCGTAAATTGTTTCTGTTGGGTATTCTCCATTCTCTGCATACATCAACAATAAGCTTTCTGTCTCGCTTATTCGTCCAATTTCTACGTGTGTATATTCTTTCAAATCGTCCTGCTTCGGTTCGCAGTAGTGTGTTCTACTCGCTTGTACACTCATTGTAAAGCCATCTTTACACGTTAATAGTGGTCTGAATCTTCTCCCGCTTGTTGCTTTTAAAAATTCTGTGATCTCCATTGCTTGCCCCTTTCTGCCCGCCACGGTGCCGCACTGCGGCGGACCTTTGTTTTTTGGTTTCTTTGCGTTTTCCTGGATACTTTGTTTTTTGTTCGTCTGTGGTATATAAATATCCTTCTTCTGTATTACGTCAAGCGGCTTTTTCTGCTGCCTAAGGAATAACGCTCGTTATCCCTAATGTGTATGTATACAAATTAATTAATCAATTCTTTTCGTTGCTATTTTTAAATACTTAATTTTAAGGAGAGTATATTTCATATGGTTTCAATTTTTATTATCTATGTTAGTCTGTTGTTGTTTTTAGACAGCAGAAAAAGCCGCTCGAATATTTATAACTGATATGTTTCGTTTTTCATTTCTTCAATGTTCCTTATGATCGGAATAATTCCCACAATGTCGTATGTTTCTTCGTTTCTTACAACGACGATCACACTTTCTTCTTGTTTTCCTTTTTTCTCTATTATCTTTCGTTTAATCTCGTATTGTGCTTTCTTACCGAATTTCTTAATCGTCTTGTTCCATATCCACCACTTTTCTTTTTTATAATTAATTACGGCGTTTGCTGTCTCTCTTTCTAGTGTGATCGCTTCATTTAGGACTTTCACACCTTCGCTATCTTCCATTTCGTAGCGGTCAAAACTTTCTTTGTCCGCTACGTCGTTAAATTTATCTGGATTCAATAACAAATCTTCATCATTCACATATACGCCATAAATGCCGTCCGTTATGAGTGCGTATCCTTCATACTTCGTCACTTTGAAAAGCTCTCTTTTCTTGATTGCATCTATTTGTATATCTCTCTGTATTTTCATCATTCACACTTCCTTTATTTTTCAAATACGCTTACAACCTGTTTTATTATTGCCAGGAATAATCGCATTAAACAGATCGTTAGACTTGCGAATATTGTCCCCATTGTGACTATGATCGTTATTAGTGTCATGCCTACCATGCTCCTTCTGTGTCTTTCAGTCCTAAGATGCAATATCCTTCTTTTAGTCCTGCATAGCCTTTTGTCACATAGCTTATTTCTTTTTCTGTCTCTCTTCCTGTTGGTTCTCCGTCTACCATTTCTCTAAATAGAATAATTTGTCCTATCTTGTAATCTCTATCATTTTTTAATAGTTCAAACGGTTTTACGCCGTCCCTTACGTCTTCAAATACACTCCCGGCGATCTTGATCTTATGCCTTGTATCTAATTCGCTTTGTTCCGGTTCTGCTGCCTTGTTCGTCTGTAGGATCTCTACCATTTCGTTATTCTGTTCATTCTTTCCATAGTTTGCTTTATCAAAGTCGATCATGTCCAAAAGCGTTGCTGCTGCTTTCTTCCATGTCATTTCTGCGATCATATGAAACTCTTCATCGTTGATCTGTATTTTTTCTTTTGTTGCTTCGTACCATCCTTCGAACCCGTTTGATCCGTCCAGTGTTCCGCCATTGTTATTCATTCCCCAGTAATACGTCATAAAGTTTTCTAACGCTTCTTCTGTTGCTTCGATGATCTCCTGCGATCTCTCTATCTTTTTTTGTACCTTTTCCGCAAACGCCTCTAATGCACTGTGTAAATCTTGCATTGATCCTTCTGCTTTTGTTTCTTCTTCGTCTTGTTCGTATTCTTCCTGTTCCTGGTAATCATCTTCCTGCAGATTTTCTTCCGTTTGTTCTTCTGCTGCCTCTGATCCGTTTGCTTCTCCAGGTTCTTCAAATTCAAGATCTTGCTGCCCTGGAATCTGCCGGCGTTCTTTTTCTTGTCTCTTTAATTCTCTTACATCCTGTAACGTCAGTTCGTTTTCCCATCGTAACGTATCAAGTGCCGCCCTCTGCCATTGCTCCGGTAATGTGCTTACTTCGTACAAAACGTTAAATGGTGCTTTGTCCTGTTTTAGTGCTTCAATTAATTCTGGTATCAAATTATTGTACGTTGCTTTGTAACGTCCTAACTGCGTTTCTGATACTCCTACAAGTTCGGATAAGATCGCTCTTGTTTTCCCTGGTAAATTTAGCTTTTCTTTTAGCTCTTTTGCCATTTCTTCTGTCTCTAACGCTTCGTTCATTCGCTCCCAGTCTGTCTTATCTCGGAATCTGTTCGCCATAATTAGCGCTACCTTGTCTTCTAGTGTCTTTTCTTTTAGTACACATGGTACTTTTCTAAATCGTTCTTTTCCCTCTTTTAAGAGTTCTAGCACTGCCAGGCGTCTGTTATGCCCGGCAAGTACCAAATATTTTCCTTCCTGGTCTTCTAATTCCTTTACAAGTAAAGGCTGTAAGATTCCCGCATATTCGATTGATGCTTTTAGTTTCGTGTCAACATGGTAAAAATTATCTTTGGATTCTACCAGGTCTTCTACGTCTATCATTATCATTTTTTCGTTTGTCAATTCGTCCTCTTTCTGCGTCGTTTCGTCAGCTTCTTTCTTCGATCTCTCGCTTAACATCTGCATAAGATTAAATTTTTCCGCCATCTTCTACTCCCCCTTTGTCTTGCTTATGTATTCTTCTACCAGTTTCTTATAGTCGATCGCTGCTCCGCATCGGTTAGAGTATTCAAGAATTGGCTTTCTCGCGAACGTAGACGGCTTCATTTTTGGTGTTCTTCTAATGTGGGTAGAAAATACCGGATATTCTAATGTGTTTAAAAATTCCTCGCCCTGCACGTCCGCTTCGTTCTGTCTGTCGTACTGTGTTATAAAACATCCCGCAAAATTCAGTGACGGGTTTAGATCCTCTTTTGTATTGTTGATCTGTTCTTTCAGTTCTTCCAGTCCGTCCAGTGCAAAATCATCAATTGTGATCGGAATCATAACATCATCCGACGCCACAAGGGCGTTGATCGTGCTTATATTAATGTCCGGTGCGTTGTCAATAACGCAATAATCGTATTTACTGCTTATCTGGTCTAGTGCTTTCTTGATCCGTATCTGCTGTGGTCTTTGCTGATCTAACATAACCTCCAGGTTTGCACTAAGCAAATTCATGTTTGCCGTAACAATATCTAAGTTCTGGTAGTCCGTTTCCTGGATGATCTGTTCCATGTCGATATGTCTTTTTGTCATAATCTCGGCGATTCCCGGCTTTTTGTAGCTGTGTCGGTTCATGATTTTACTTGCGTTCCCTTGCTTGTCGTTGTCGATCAGTAGCACTTTGTAACCGTGTACTGTTGCCATGACGTGTGCCATATTTACGCTAGATATTGTTTTTGCAACTCCGCCCTTTAAATTAATAATTGATAATGTTTTCATTTTTCTTATCCTCCGGTTGTTTGTATCTGTTTCTTTTTTGCTAGTTCTCTTTTTCTTTCTTGCGCTCGTTTATCTTTTTAACAATTTTATTCATTGTTTTTAGTTGTTCCTGCATCACATTAACTGTCTTGTACTCTCTTTTTATTACGATCTTGCCCGTATAGTGTTTCTTTGCCATTTATACGCCTATCTTCTCAATGCTCATGTACTCGTCAATTTCTTTTATCGCTGCATCTGCTCCATAGCATACAACTGTTTTAAATCCCTGTTTCTTTAATTCTTCTAACCAGAAACGCTGGCTTTGTGTCGTTTTATTCTCTCCGTACTTCATTTCTATGTATAAACCATAGAAACCCTGGCGTGGCACCGGGAGAAACAAATCCGGTACACCCGCCTTTACACCTTGCGCCTTTAGTCTTGCAGCTTCTTTTTTATCTCTGTGCCCTCCGTTCGGGATGTGATGCAATAACTTTAACTCCGGGTACCTCATTTCGTTGTATCTGCAATAATTCACTACCCGTTCTTGTTCTGTTGCTTCGCTTCTCTTTCTGTTCATGTATGCGTATCTCATTCGGCTGTTTCCTTCCCGTCTGCTTCCGCAGCCTTGCCAGTTTTACCGTTGCCAGTTTCCAGTTCTACATAAGCGGACCGGAAGCCCACGGTGCGGTTGCTACCCGTGCGCGTGCCGCTCAGACTCAGCGACGCAACGCCACCGAAGCCGGCGCTGCCGAAGCTCGAACCACGAAACGCTATTGCTTCGGTTAACTCTGTATCAATCCAAATATAAGCGTCTTCGTTTTTGTAATCGTCTGGAATAATCCCGATTTCTCTAAGTTTTTCTCCTACTGCTGCCATGACGCTTTTCTTGATCTTTAAATCTTTATAAGCTATTCCGTTCCATCCGGTGTGCTTTGTTCCTTTTCTGATCGTGATCTTATTTTTTTCGTTGTTCACAGAAAAGCAAATCTTCTTGCCGTCTACTGTGATCGTCTCCCATTTCATGCTATCTTCGCCAGCATCACAAACTGCTGCGTCGTTGTTTTCGATATACTGAATCTCTCCATTTTGCAATCTTAATCCTGTAACCATTTCCCAAACGTTCCCGCAAAGATCTGCCACGCCGTCAAGTGTGTGATCGTGATACCAAGTAGCGGGTCCTGTTCCTGTTAATGTTGCGCCGCTTCCGTTTACATTGATCCCGCTTTCATTTGTATTTTTTCCATAATATCCATAGTTTGTATTACCGTGTGGAATCGTGCCGTTTTTCACACTCTCGTTATATAAGTGCATCCATTCTGTATTCGTCAGCATGTGCCAACCTTCGCCTTTGTCTCTGCATTTCTTCTCTGCATTTTTGAAACTTATACGGCGCATCGGATCACACCCTGGAATCGAACACGGTACGCCGTTCTTGTCTGCGTTTAAATATTTTGAAATGTATACCGCCTTTGCGATCTTGTCGCCAATCTTGAACATTGGCTCCGGGTTCTCTTTGTTTGGCGTGAATTTTACCATATAGTTTTCGTTTCCGTATCTGTCTCCTACAATCACATTTTCATGCTTCATTTTGTTTCCTCCTGGTTTGTATCTGTTTCTTTGTTTTCTTGTTCTTCGTCTTCGGATTCTTCTTTATCTGCTTCTTTCTGTTTTCTCCATCCGTTATTATCTGCTGCCAGTTTTACGATCTTTATTAATTTCTGTGATTCTCTCGGCGTCATTTGCCCGCATCCTTGGAAGTAATAAATCATTAAAGCGATCTGTTGTTCAAACAATCTGAAATGTTCGGCTTTCTTTTCCTTGTCTATTCGTATTTGTTCAATGCTTGCCTTGATCGTTATAATTGAATTAATTATGATCGTTTCGGATACGATCTTGCTAGATACAGCACTGTACATGATCGCCAAAATTACTATCCTTGCCGTGGCTAAAATCCATAGAATTTCAATCGCAAATTTTATGGCGTTGATTGCGTAGCGCTTTAATTTGCTTATGTAATAATAATATTTTCGTTTTTTCTTTCTTCTCATTGTCATATATTACGCTCCTTTTCAAGATCTGATTCATACGGAAAATGAAACATTTCCGTTTTTCCATATGCTTCGCTTAGTTTTTTAATTGCTTTTCTTTGATCTTTTTCACTTTCATAACTTGCAAGTACTTTTTCCTCTCCGTTTTTAAACTTTGCAATTATATCTCCATATTCTGTCGTATGTACGATTAATACATCTTTTAGATCAATAATTTTTTCATAACTTTGGTTTACTGTGTACATATCTTTTCTCCTTCAATACCACACTAGCATATATTCATTGTGCATATACTCAACTCCGTATCTCTCGCAATCTTCCCATGTCGCTTGCAGTACGTTTTTTAGTGGACAGTTCTCCGCTTTACAGTTTCCTACGCCGTTTTCTTTCGTATCCTTTTGATATGGATGATTGCAGTTATAACCGTAGTTCTGGTCGATGCCTAGCATAGTTTTAGCGTTGTAAAAGTATCCACACCTTGTGGCTAAATTGTTGATAGTTATTAGATCCGGCACGTACAGCCCTGTATAATACTTCCATCTTGCCGGTGCTGTGGTCTTGTACATCGTGTACGGGTGTACATTTGCGTACTCGATCGGATCACTGATCTTTAACCCATATACCTTTTTAGGCTCTGCCGTAACGTCTTCGCTGTCCAGCATTTCGATAATCTCGTTACACGTAAATTGTCCTACTACGCCTTTACCTTTTAAGCATACCAGGATGCAATACGGCGGTTCTTCCTTTGGTCTTCGTTTGTTGATCTGCATTACCTTCTTGCCTTTTAGTGCCTGCTTCCAGTTCTGCGGATTCATTTGTAGCATTATCATTTTCATGTTTCTTTCTTCCTTCCTGCGCTAGTTGTTTATGCTATTGTAATTTTTGTGTAGATCTTCATGTCTAAATCTTTAAATTTATATTCATGCACTCTCCCTTCTGGTACTGGTTCGCCCTGCGGTCGTCTTTTTGTCAGCTTCTGTTCTGGCATCCTCTTAGTAATATCGACGGATATCTGGTGGCATTGTACCGCTCTTAGTGCCTGCTGCTGTGTATTGTCATAATTTGCAGCATATCCCCGGTATAGCTCCTCTCCGTATGTATCTTTAACAATCAGCCGATCGCTTGGCATCATTGTGTTAACCATTTCTTTTAGATTCATCTTTTCTCCTTCCTGGTTGTCTTTTTCTTTGGTTCGTCTTTCTCCCACATCTTCAAATAGATGTGCCACCCTGTATCTTTGTAATAGACTGGCGTAACTTCTGTTATGTTGTATCCCTTGTATATCCTTCTAAATTCTTCAAGTCCGCAGTCGTTTGATTTTGCCAACTGTTCAACCTTCTTCTTGCTATACTTGTAATCATTGCATTTTTCGAAAACGTCGTTTAATCTTCTGCCCTTCCATCTTCTTAAGACTTCTACGCGTGGGTTGTTGTCTGGTCCGTCTCTGCGTTCTGTGTCTGGTCGTTCTAGGTTTCTGCTGCTACTAAATCGCTTCTTTCCCTGTGGATCTTTTACGATGTACTTGCATAGTGCTTCGATTCCGTTTTCGTTTAATTGCAAGCGATCAGCGTTTGCGTATCCGATCGCCTTAATGCTGCTTCTATATTCCCGGCTTTCCTGGTACTTCTTCCAGTTGATCCTGTCGCACGTCCACATCCTCTCGACTTCTTCCCTGTCCTGTCCACCGTTCATTATGATGTGGTGGTGTATTCTTTTAATCTGTTCCCCATTCCTGGTGAACTTATACTCTGTAACTAATATGTACTTTAACGGCTCTAATTCCAGCTTTTTACGTCTATACGCTACACGCCTTAAGTAATTCGTTACCGTTCTTTCTGCTTCTTCTACCGTATCGGGTAGATGCTTCGCGTCATAGGTTAACGTTAAATGTATGTCATTTCTTCCGAAGTTTCCGTTTCCTAACTGTACAAGATAGCGTTTTGCGTTCTTGTCATTCAGATCCGTTTGCTTCGGCTTCTTTGCTTTTCTTCTCTTTCCCCTCTTCCCTCTACTTGCCTGTTCTGCAGTTTCTGTTCTTGGTATTATGTCAATCTCGGTGTACTTACCGCAACTAATCTTTTTTTCTCTGATAAACATTTATACCCTCCTTCTGTATCATGTCTATCTGTTGCGGTCCTTCCTCTCTGTCTCTTAGGTATCTATATAATCATTTGTTATCGTTAGAATGTTAATACCCCATACAAGCCGTTAAAAAGTCATTTCAAACGTCTTTATTTCGCTGTTTTTGTTGACCGCTAACCGCTCATATGATACAATAATATTGCTTTTATTATTCGATTAGCCTTTTAGGTTGGTCGGCGTTATATCTAACTTATCCTTTGTGGTTAGATATAACGCTTTTTTTATTGTCTTTTTTGTCACGCTGTCTCCTTCACTTCTGTACCTGCTGCCGTGGTTTCTTCCTTCGGCTTTACTTTCGCCGTGATCTCCACGCCCTCCCGATCTGATAGGATTCTTGCCAGTACGTTATAAATATGCTGCGGATCAAACGTTCCTTCTACTTTTGCACCGTCAAACATTTGTTTGCCCTCCTTATTCTCCGATCACTCCCATAACGATTGCCCATAATATCATCATGACTGCAAGCGTTGGATGCTCTGTTACAGTCATTAAGACTGCTGTAATCATCCCTGCACAAACGTATAACTTTGTTTCATTTAATCTCATTTCTTTTTTCTTGTTATTTGCTTTCATTCTTCGATTCTCCTTTTAGATCACTTTACAATTTGTTTAACGGACATTTCGAACATGGTCCATTTTCTTTATATAAATCGTCTTGATCTTGTACAAGCCCTGGATATTTACAAAAATCGTCACAGATTTCGTGTTTGATCTGCTCAAAAATGTCCGTTACTGTTAGTTCTTCATGCTCTTCCTTCATGCGCTATCTTCCTGCCTGTTTTTTTGCAATATTATCAAGTAGCTTAATAATATCTTTCCATTCTTTTACTTCTTCCGTCATTGCTCTGTATCTGATCGCATCCGGTCTGGCATTTTCTCCACATTCAACTGCTTCTGCCATTGCTTCTGCTGCCGTCATTGCTTCTGCTTGTGCTTTGTATTTTTTGTCAAACGCAATTCCATAAAATTTCTGTCTTACTTCTTCCGGAAGTATACACGCCCTTGCTTCTTCCAGTTCTTCTTCTAGTTCATGTGCTCTTTTTTCTGCTGTCTCAACACTTTCTTTCATGCTCTGTACGAAGTCATTCTCGATATTGTCCTCGGCAAGTTCCAAAACGCCTTCCATTGCTGCACCTACATAACTGTTCTCGCCTAAATTATCGACGATCTTTCTAATTTCTTCGATCGCTTTTCTTTCCTGGTCCTTTGTTGCTATCATTTTCGATTCTCCTTTCTGGTATCACTTCTTTTATCGAGGGGCTTTTCTTAAGCCCCTTTCTGGTTGCTACTGTTTAAGCTTCTTCCTAATTTCACACCCTGCATGAATATTAAGAATTCTTTCTGGTTGTCTTTCCCGATCTCTTCCAGGAATTTAACCATCATTTCTGCTTCGCCTTTGTTTTCTTTTCTTAAGATTGTTTCTGTCATGGTTCTTTCTCCTTCCTTTTGTTTGGTTCGCCCGGATCA